GGCGACTATAACGGTATATGTGATGCTTGTGGTCACAAATACAAGTTTTCGCAATTAAAGCTCCGTTGGGATGGTTTATACGTTTGTAGCTATGATTGGGAAGCAAGACAGCCACAAGATTATGTAAAAGGTGTACGAGATAATATGTCTGTACCAGTCTCTAGACCTCAAGCTCCAGACGAATACAGTTATGTACAATCCACAATTCAATTAGTTGACGGCTATGCTGTCGACACATATACACTAGGATAATATATGGGCCGTCCTTTATATACTAATAACGCAGCCACTTATTTGGCTTTTGGAATAACCAATACAGCAACAACAATGCAGGTATCTGCAAATGCTGGAAGTCTATTCCCAAATCCAACTGGTGGAGACTACTTCTATGTTAGCTTAATCAGTTTAAGCGGCCCAATCATTGAGATTGTAAAATGTACCGCCCGTTCAGGCGATATATTAACCATTGAGCGTGGACAAGAAGGCACTTCTGCTTTGTATTGGAACATGGGTGATAACGTCCAATTGCGTATTACTGCGGCAGGTATGAACTATATTGCAGGGGCTGCAGTTCAATCAACTGAAGAGCAAGTATTTACAGCAACTCAAGGTCAGACAGTATTTACTTTGACTAACTTTGATTATGCTCCTGGAACTAATAACTTAGCGGTATTTGTAAACGGTTCAAAACAAGTATATGGAACAAACTATTCTGAGACTAGCGTAAACACAGTTACATTTAATTCAGGTCTTAATGCTGGTGATATTGTCGAATTTTTGGTTGGTATAAGTGTTGCATCTGGAACTTTGTATGCTAATGAAATTAATTACAATGAAGGTGGAGTTGGAGCAGTAACAACTACTGTACAGTCTAAACTTCAAGAAACTATTTCTGTATTAGATTTTGGAGCAGTAGGAAACGGTATAGCAGATGATACCGCAGCGTTTCAGGCGGCTTTAAATGCAGGTGCTGGAAATACAGTTAATGTTCCTGCTGGTAATTATTTAATTACTTCTACTTTAACAATGTTGGCTAATACAACATTGCAAGGTTCATCCTCGGCATTTGGTTTGGAATCGGTTTTAATAACTCCCACTGATATCATTACTTTAACAGCCACTACTACAGCGCCTAACACTGGCGTTCCTATTTATGGGTTAACTGTTAAAAATTTAAGATTTTCAAATACATTACCAGTAGTTGCTGGCGCTGGTATGACTAATGTTCAATTAAAGTTTATTGAACCTGCTTTGGCTCAAATTCAAAATTGTACTTTTGTTTCTAAGTTATTGGATACAGATTACAACATAAATAATGCTGGTGGTATTTGGCTTACAAACGGAACTGCTGGAGGGGCATGGTTAAATAGAGTTGAAGATTGTGGGATACAAGGTCATGTTATTTTTGATGTAACAGATTCTATTATTACAACTTCTTATGTATATGGTTTAAATGGGTCTTTTGGGATTAAATTTAACGGTAGTAATAATACTGTTTCGGATTGTTGGGATTTAAATGGAAGCAGATTGTATGGTAGCGTTTGGTTAAACAACGTAACAAATTGTCGAGTAATTAATAATTTCTTTGATGTTGAAGGTTTTGGAGTTTATTCAAATCAAGGTTATGGAAATATTATTACTGGAAATTCTGCAAACGGTACAGCTTACGCACCAATACAATTAAATGACCCTTTAAACTTTTCAGTAGTGGGAAATACTTTTACTAACTGCGGAACATTAGACTTAGGAGCAAGTAGTTCAGATATTTGTGTTAATGGTGTTACTTTAGTACCTCAACATAACAGTTTTGTAGGAAATACTCATACAAAAAATAATACAAGAACAAATCAAAGTTTTGCTATTATTGAGCAAAATTTAGGTTATGCTCCTATTTCTAATACTTATGTTGGAAATAGTATTACTAGCTCATCAACGCAATACTATACTCCAGCTATAGGAAGAACTACCACTACAGGCATAACTTCTTCTAAACTGGTTGCAAATACAGGAAAGGGTACTGATACAGAATATACAAGTACATTTACCCCCACTTGGACTTCATCTATAACAAACCCTGTATTAGGTAACGGAACATTATCTGGTTGGGTAACTCGTTCAAATAATTTAATAAACGTAAATATTAAATTAGTAGCAGGAACAACAACTACTTTTGGTTCTGGTATTTGGTATTTTTCTATGCCAGCCGCAAACGCTGGCTCCGATACTTTAGGAACTGTTTTAGGTATTCATGCGGGTGCTTTTTATACCGCCGTAGTACAAGTTCTTGCAGGAGCATCTGCAACTAATGTTATTGTTTATAACGCAGATTCTGCTGGTTCTTGGGGAAGTGCTATTCCCGTTACTTGGGCATCGGGCGATACAATTGATATTTCAATAACTTACATGGTGGCTTAATTAATGCCTAATATGCTATTTGCAAACAACTGTAATACTACTTTAAATGGTAGTATTACTGATATAGCAACTTCTATGGTTGTTACGTCTGCGACAGGCTTTCCTATTCCTACAGGCTCACAATATTTTTATTGCACATTAGCTGATGCTGCCACTCAAACAACTATTGAAATTGTTAAAGTAACTGCAGTATCAGGAACTACATTTACCATTGTTCGTGGTCAAGACGGAACTACAGGTACTATTTTTGCTTCAGGCGCAGTAGTATCTTTGCGTTTAGTACGTGCAAATCTTAATGATTTTGCTAAGCTAGATGAATTTAATACATTCACATCTAATTTAGGATTAGGAACAGCAGTAGCTCCTTCTGTAAATGGTTCAGGTTTAGCAATTTACGATACAAATTATCCTAGGTTAACATTTAGAAATAGCACTACAGGAGATACTGCTGGCGTAGGCACGCAGATGTATGGGATTAACTCTGATTGGGTTATTAATAATGCTCAAGCAACAGGCAATCTATTATTTTATACAAACAGCACCGAAAAGATGCGTGTGTTTGCTTCTGGTGGTGTTTCTATTGGTAACACTACAGACCCAGGTGCAGGCGGTTTAAAAGTTAGCGGGGCTATTAGCGCTGTTATAGCGTACCAAGCAAGTTTAGCCCTCGGCGCTGCTTGGAACCCTACTATTCCAACAATAGGTGTAAGCCAACTTTGGCAATTTACTTTTGTTAGCGTAACTCCAGCAATACCAAGAATTGTCACTGGTATGTTAAGTTCAGATTCAGCAGGCGCAGTTACATGGCACGGTATTTTAACGGAACTTGGAATGTATGTTGATACATCAGGAACCCTGCGTTTTATTAACAACACGGCAACAATTATTAATCTTTATGTTACAGGAATGAGATTACTTTAAGTAATTAAATAAGGCAAATTATGACAACATTAATTCCAAAATTTGATTTTAAAAATGGTGGGACAACCCCTGCTGGAGCTATTAATAGACCAATTAATTTAAAACTAGCTGATACAGTTTCTGTTAAAGATTTTGGTGCTGTTGGCGATGGCGTGGCAGATGATACTGCTGCAATTCAAGCTGCTTTAGATTCAAGTGTTGTGGCTAGTATTTATTTTCCTGAAGGAAATTATAAAGTTACTGCTTGTTTAAATAACACCAATGGATATAGATGTTTGTTTGGTCAACCAGGTGCTATTGGAGTAAGTATTACATCAACTTCAACAGATTACATTATTGATAATACTGGCACTAATTGGGGGGTTATTGAAGGAATTCAATTTGCTTCTACTACAGTTAGAGTTGGTGTTTATTACAATCGTTCTACAACGCAAACATTTAGCCAATATAATGTATTAAGAAATTGTCGTTTTGAACTTGGCACTATTCCTTCAGTTAATGGCGGTATTGGTGTAGTAGCTTACTACAATCGTTCTTCTGAAAACGGATTAGTAGAAAATTGTCAATTCCATTCAGACACTCCTGCAATTATGGTAAGCGCATCAAATAGCACTTTCCTTCCTATTTATACAACGGAAGGTGGCGCAAATTCAATGACTTGTTTTGAATTTAACAAGTGTGTCTTCTTTTCAAAAACAACAAATCAATGGGCATTGAGATTAAATTGTGGTTTTGTTCAATTCTTTTCTTGCTATATTGGTTCTGATTCTGGAGATGCTGTTGCAAATAAACCAGCAATTATTGGAACCCTTGATGGATGTACTTTAAATTTTCAAATTGAATTTTATACACAAGCATTATTAGTAACTGATATTTGCCAAGGGTGTTCATTAAAATTCTACATGGCCTATGCTTCAACACAAGGAACTATTCAACTTGAAAACGGCAATCTTAGATTAGCTTCCTTTATTGGAAATAATGTAGAAATTAAAACCAGCGTTGCAGGAAGCACTAGTAATTACGGTGTATTTTCTACAATGAACTCGCCATACGTATACATTACTTCTAACATAGTTAATGTATGTGGCGGTACGTTAACTCCTATATACTATGCTTCTTCCCCCTCTACAGGAACATCTAATACAAATAACGTAGAAACATCACCTGTATTAACAAAAATTAATCAAAAAACAGATACTTGTTCTTACTTAACTTTTACTGGAAATACAACTGTATTTTCTATTGCTGCTACAACACAGACAAAGTTAACACTTCTTACAATTTCTTATGCTGCCCCAGCAGGGCAAACAACAGACCACCATGCGTATCAAGTAATACTTCCAGCTTTTGGTGGTGCTTATTCAAGTGCTGGAATTACTCCAATAGCTGCTGTAGGAACTGCAAATGACTTTACATTTTCTTTTATTTCTAATACTTTAACAATTGCATCAACAGGTGTTACAGGGGCTGCTGTAGCCATTGTTTCTGTTCAAACTTACTACTTATAAATATCATGGCAAACACATACACTTGGATTATTGAATCTTTAAATGTTCTTCCTCTAGCCGAAGGACAAACTAACGTTGTGTCTTTAGCTAGTTGGAGAGTTAATGGCACTGACGGTACTAATACGGTTACTGCTTATGGAACTTGTCCACTAGCTTATGAACCAGGGACTTCATTTACACCTTATGCTGATTTAACAGAAGCTACTGTAATTGATTGGGTACAATCTGAAATGGGTGCTGAACAAGTTACATCTATTAAGACTTCCTTAGATACTCAAATAATTAATTTATTAAACCTTCCTATTGTAACTCCACCTTTACCTTGGGGAAACGGAACAGTAACTCTTAATCCAGTTTTTTAAATAATATGATTACATTTACATTAGAAGATAACGAAGCAGCATTTATTGTTAAAGTTGTGGGACAACTACCTACTGAATCAGGGGCATATCCATTGCTTCAAAAGCTACAACAACAATTTGCATTAATTATTGAAGAACCAAAAGCGGAATAATATGACAACCACCTATTACGTTTACGAGCATATTAGACGGGACAATGGTGCCGTGTTTTATGTTGGAAAGGGTAAAGGTAAAAGAGCATTTGATGCAAAAAATAGAAATAACAAATATTGGAAAAGAGTTGTTGAAAAATGTGGCGGATTTGATGTTAAATTTGTTGCAAAAGACATAGATGAAGAATTAGCTCTTTTATGTGAAATTGAGCGTATTGACCAATTAAAAAGAATTGGCGTTAAGCTGACAAATTTGACAAATGGTGGCGATGGAGCATCTGGACGATTTGTTAGCGATGAAGAAAAGCGTGGTATGTCGCAAAGAATGTCTGGTAAAAACAACCCAATGTTTGGAATGACTGGGAAAAAGAACTATATGTTTGGAAAAACTCATTCCTTAGAAATAAGAAAAAAACTTTCAGAAGTTAACAAAAATAGGAAAATTTCTGAAGAAACACGATTAAAATTATGTAATAGATGGGTTAATACAGGACATCCAAAAGCTAAAAAAGTAATATTTAATAATATTATGTTTAAAACTATTGGAGAGCTTGCCAAATATGAAAATTTGCCATATCCAACAGTATCAACAAGAATTCAAACTAACCCATCAAAATGGGGATATGAGGTTATAAATGACAACAACATATAGTCAGAGCCGTGACGCAGTTATTAATGGGGCACTCCGTGTATTGGGAGTAATTGGTGCTGGAGATAGCCCAACCCCACAGGACTATCAAAACTGCTCTGAAGCCCTAAATCTGTACATTAAACAACTACAAACCAAGGGTATGCCCTTATGGTTAGTAGAAGACCTTCCAGTACCTATGGTAGCAGGTCAATATACCTATACATTAGGCCCAACAGGTGATGTAGTCTGTGACCGCCCTTTAAGAGTCGTTATGGCGTTCATTAGAAGCCCTCAGGGGAACGATACGACCCTACAAGTCATCTCACGTCAAGAGTATATGCAACAGGGCTATAAACCCTCTTCAGGCACTCCTAATCAGGTCTATTACGACCCACAGTTAGGTAATGGCGTACTGTATGTATTTAACAACCCTAATGCTGCAGGATGGACTATCCATCTACAAGTACAACAACCTATTTCAGACATCCTAACTCCTAATGCAGTTCCCCAATTTCCATCGGAATGGTTCAATACATTAAAGTTTGGATTGGCTGACCAGTTAGCTCTTGAGTATGGTGTTCCTGCACAAGTACGTGCTGAACTGGCTCAACGTGCCGCTAAATATGAAGAAGTAATGACAGATTGGAGCCAAGAAGAGGCTTCTACTTCCTTTTCGCCAGATTTCAGATTCCGTAACTAAGGACATTAAATGGCTGTTTCTCGCATACCTCTCGCTCATAACATTGGTAGCCGTAATGGAACCTTGGATAAAGACTCCAAGCTAGGTAATGCAATTATTGAAGTAGAAAAGAAAGAGTCTATTGCAGCCGTTAAACGTCCAGGACTCAAAACCTATCAGACTCTAACTGCAGGAGAAGGACTTGGTATATTTGCCGCTGGTAGCCACTTACTTACTATTATTGGAACTACCTTCTATGACAATGGAGTGGCTAATGCTACCCCTGTCGATGGTACGGATGAGTATGATTTCATCTACTCAGTAGACCAATCTCAAGTCTTTTTTAAGAATGAGAGCCACGGATATGTCTATACCATTGCAACAAGCACCATTTTAGATTTACAAGGCACCATAACGACGCAAAACGGTACGACCATATCAGGTACGCCTGTTGTAACATTATCTGCATCCAATCCCGCAATTCAGATTGGACAGATTGTGACAGGGACAGGTGTTCCCCTTGGCACTTATGTTTTAACTATATTTGGTACTGCCTTAACTTTAAGTCAAAATGCTACAGCTTCTGCAACCGTTACTCTTACCTTTACTACCTCTTATCCTGGTACTACTGTATCGGGTGCGGTGTTTGTGGACGGGTATTATGTTGTTGGGACTCCTCAGGGTTTGCTTTATAACTCTAACGTAGAAGACCCTACAACTTGGCAAGCAATTAACTACATTGGTGTAGTGTCTGATGCTGACCCTCTATTAGCTATTGGTCGTACAATTAACTATATTGTTACCTTTGGTTCCCATCATATTGAGTTTTTCTATGATGCAGGAACATCTCCAGGCAGTCCATTTCTTCCTTACCAGAACTCTGTCATTCAATTTGGAGCCGCAGCAGAAGACTCTTTAATACAAATGGATAACACTCTTGTTTGGATGGGTACAAGCCACCAAAAGGGATTTCAAGTAATGGCTATGTCAGGTCAATCTCCTCAGATTATTTCTAATCAGTATATTGAGAGGATTATCAATAACTGTAATCCTGACTCTGCTTATGCCTTTAGTATTAAGACATCAGGACATTCCCTATACGTATTAACCCTTAGAGACTTAGGGTATACCCTAGTATATGACTTTGCTCAAAACGGCTGGACATACTGGACTTCCACTGAAAATAACGTAGAAGGTTATTTTAAGGGTCAGTTCTATACCAAGTTTAATGACATGGATTTACTTCAACATGAGACTAACGGTAAGGTCTATGAGTTTGACTCTAATACCTATCAAGATGATGGCAACCCCATTACCGTATTGGCTCGTACACCTTTAGTTGATGGTGGCGATAATTTACGTAAATTTTGGAGAAGCGTCCAAATTGTAGGCGATAAGATTGATTCTTATGCCCTAGTACGCTATACCAGTGATGACTATCAAACTTGGTCTTCGTGGCAGAACGTTAACCTCAATACCGCTAAATCCGAAGTCCATAGACTAGGGCAAGGCCGCAGAAGAGCGTTTGACTTGTTACACCAAGATAATGTACCCTTGAGACTTGAATATTTTGAAGTGGATGTCGAAAAGGGGGATACATGATTGAATACAAAGAAGAGACTTTTGACCAAGTAATTGATGAAATTAAGCCTTTATTAGAATACCATTGGGAAGAAATAGCCTTAAATAAAGAGGTTATCAAACTCAATCCAAACTATGAAATGTATGAAAAACTGTGCCATGCTGGGGTAATGAGGATTGTTACAGCTAGAGATGACGGTAAATTAATAGGTTATTGTATTTGC